CGTGGCGTACTGCGATGCGGTGCCGTCTTTCGAGTACTTGTCGAATAGTTTTTTCTTGAGGCCCGCCTGCTTGTCGGCTTTGCCTATGGCGATCTTTTCTAGCTCTAGCTTGGCCGCGGTGGCGCCTGTAAATTGATCAATCTCGGCGTTGAGTGATGCCTGGACTTCATCGGGTAACGTTTTAACGTACGCATTGGCTTTGTCGCTAGGCAGCTTGCCTTTCTTCTTGGCTTGCTTCCAGGTTTGCACCATCGAGTTTTGCTCGGACTTGAGTGCCTTGGCCTCGGCCTTGGCTATCAGTTCGATGGGATCGGAAACCACCCCCTGGAGCTTTTTGATCTCGCTCGATAGGTAGGGGGTGTTTGCGCTGAGTGCTTTGGCTATCTTGCCCTGGGCTTGGAGCGTGGGGTACTTCGCTTGGGCGGCTTCGAGGGCGTCTTGGGCTTCGAGTAGGGACTCTTGGATGGTTTTTTCATATGCGACCTTTGCAGTTTGTTGGGTGGCTTGCGCCTTTTTGATTGCTGCTTGTTCTGCAGCGCCTAGCGTCTTGGCCTTTTCTGCTGCCGTGGCCTCGATGCTTTTCTTTCGTGCCTTGCCTGGGTTGTGGTCCCAGCCTGGGTCTACGTCTGTCGGTACGTCGTAAACCTTGCCGTTGCGGGGGTTGGTCCACTTCTCTGTCTGTATGGGCTTGGTGGGGTTGTACAGGCCGCTCTCGATGGCTTCTTCTTCGTCCATGGGGATAACGCCGCATCGGCAGTTGTATCCGTTAGGCGGGTAGTGTGTGGCCCAGAAGTCGCTGTCGACGGCGTGTATCTCTCCGTCCCTGGCTGCGTGGTCGGGCCTGGTCCTGGCATCATCCACTGCGTCATACATCAACCAGGGGTATAGCTTCTTGTTGTCTTCGATGCCTTCCCAGGTTCCGACCTGGTAGGCGCTTTGCATGTTGGATCGAAATATCGTCTCGAGTCGGCTTGCGCTGCCTAGCTGCGCCTGGGTGACGTAGCCTGTTAGCGGGTCGATGAGGTCTTTCTTGCCCCACCAGCCTGCCTTTTGCAGTGTGGGTATTAAGTCTTTCTGGAATTGCTGCAGCGTCATGCCGCTTTCGAGCGCCTTGTCGAGCTTGCCTTTGACCGTGGCTAGCAGGTCGGTGTCCATCATCTTGGCGACCGTAAACGCGGTGTCGTGCTCCGCGCCCATCATGTCGGCCCAGTTAAACGTCGGCTTGACGCCTTTGCCCAGGAAATACTCCAGGGCTTGTTGCGGTGTTAGCTCAAAGTTGGCGGTGATTTCCGCAAAGTTGACGATCTTAGCTTGACTGCCCACGCATCAACCCCATCAGTCTGCTGAAAAAATTAGCCTTGTTGACTGCTTCGACGGCTTCCTGGGGGGCTACTTCCTCCATCATGTTGATTAGGTGCTTGTTAAACGTCTCGATATCGTCGCTTTCTTCCAGGAACGATTGCAGCTGCGCCACTCGCTTGCCGTAAACGTCGGCGTACTTCGTTGCTAGAAACTCTGCTGCCTGGGCCAGTGACTCCTGGTCCTCGCGGTGTCGGGCACGCTTAAGCAGTAAAGGGCTAACCTCGGCAAACTCCGCGGGCATGGCGCCCTGGCCGGTGTTGAGTAGTCCTGGTGGGACTGCCTGGGCTTCGCGCTTGACCCAGCCTGGGCCGTAGGTTTCTTCGATATATTCTTCGCTTGGGTCGTAACCCAGGGCGTATATCTTGCCGTCCCGCTCGGCCCGCTCGTTGAGGTCTTCCTCTGGCTCGGTGTTGCGCTTGAGGATGGGTGGGTTGGCGTTGGGAAAGTTCCAGGCCGTGAGCCAGGTTGCGATGCTGGATCGGAACGATTCGTTTATCAGGTCTGCGTCGCTGTCGATCACCGCGATGCTGACGTTCTCATGGACCTTTGCCTGGGCCATGCTGGACCCGTTGTCGGTCGTCATCGTCTGGCTGAGTATGACCTTGGCAATGGCTGCGTCCATCTTGTCGAGCATTTGCTCGTAGGAGGCCGTACCGCTGCGCTGGGCTTCGATTAGCTCTATCGCCATGCCGTCGGGTATGACAACGCCGCTGTCTGCCTGGATCGCGTTTAGCGCCTGCTTGGCTTTAATGATCTGGTTGGGATCGGTCATCTGGCCTTCGGGGAGTCGGATTGCTGTGGTGGGCATCCCGAATTTCTCCAGAAATATCATCCAGTATTTGATGTCGCTGCGCTTAAAAAAGACCGGCCAATAAAGGCTATGGGCTAATCCTAGGCCGTAGGGGTTGTCGCCGTGGCTTGCGCCGCAGTTGTAGGTCCAGAATTTGTTTTCTGGCATCTTGATGCCCTGGGGCGCCTGGCTGTGAATCAGGTATAGCTCGTTGGTCTCGTTGTATCTGAAGCGGGAGCGGTCTCTGACCTTGATGTCCTCGAGGGTTACCTTGCCGCCCTCAAGGCCCCACATGGCCTCTGCTACTGCAAATCCGTAGAACGTGCCGTATGCCATTTGGTCGGTGATGTGGTCCCAGTTGAGCTTTTCTAGCTGCTCGCGCAGGAAATCCGCGGCGGCTACGTCTGGCGCTGCTTCGCTGTATGGATCGACTGCCCACGACACACTGGTGAGACCGGTGCGACGCTGCTGGAAGACGCTTTTTACCTGGTCGTCGCGCAGTAACTCGTTGTAAATCTCCCAATTCCACCCTTTGCGTCGAAGAACGGTATCGGGGTTCTCGATCAGCATGTTGGTGAAGTTGTTAGTAGCCATTACGCCGTGGTCGGCTGCGGCTAGTTCTGTCAGTTCGGGTCTTTCTTGAGCCATTATAAAAATCCTCCCATGTCTCGACCGGCTGATATGCCGAGACTTGTGTCGTCGCCCGTCGTTATCTCTGTGTCGTGTAACCCAGAGCGCACCCGACCGAGGGCTTTGTGGTCGATCATCACGCGGTACGCGTATGTCCATTTCAAATATTGCGAGGTGCTGTCCACCTGGTCGTCGTGCGTGCTGATCGGAAATCCGAAAAGCTCCATTTCGTAGTCCAGCAGCCAGGGCGCTTGCTCGGGTAAATGGACGGCGCCACTCTCAAAGAGGCTGCTCACTGCGACGAGCCGGTCGATCTTGTTGACCCCTTTTGGGTCTACCGCAATCACGGGCGGGTATATCGCATCGTCATTTACCTGGGTTCCCTGCTTTAGCTCCTGGATCAAAGACTGCCCGCTTGCTTTGTCTTCTATCAGTACCGCTTGCGGCTTCCACTTCAGCGCTGCGTTGATGATGGCTCGCTTAACGTCTGGGTAAGTCAGACGGTCGCGGAAGACATCGAGCAGGTAGTAACCGTGCCTGGTCTCGCCCCAGGTTGTGCAAACCGACGGGTCGTTTATCTCCTTGTCCTTGTATGCGGTATCCCAGCTTTGGACTACACGGAGAAATTCCGGCGGGGTCTCTCGGTATCGGCGTATCCATTCGCGCTGGATCAGGCTGCCTTCCATTGGCCTGGGGCGCTGCTGAAACAATGCGGCCCAGTTACGGCTGCCCTGGATTGATTTCTCCCGCTGCCAGTGCTCCTGGGTGAACCAATCGGTCCATAAATACTCACCAACGCTGCGGTTTAGTGGATCGTCTGGCCTGGTGCATTCGGCCTCGAGGCATAACACTTCCCATTCTTCGCCGTCTTTGCTGGTAATACTCCCGCTTTCGCCGTTCCAATCGTCGGGCAGCATGCGACCGGAAAGGTCGTCTTCGTGCCATCGGGTCTGAATGATGACAATGGCGCCCCTGGGCTTGAGTCGTGTCCGCAGGTCGTTGAGGTACGCCTCCCAGGTCTTTTCCCTAATGGTCGGGCTGTCAGCGTCCTCGCGGCCCTTGACGGGGTCGTCGATCACGATGAGTTTGGCTCGGTTGCCGGTTAGGCCCGATAAGATGCCGCCGCACATAAAGGTGGACCCGTTGGTTAGTCCCCAGTCGTCTACCGCTCGGTTGTCTTTGCGGAGGTGGCAGTTAAATAGCTCTTGGTATTTATCGCTGCCGGTGATTTGCCGGCACTTGCGTCCAAACTTGGCGGCCAGGCTGCTGCCGTAGCTTGCCAGGATGACCGGCTCATTGGGGTGCGTGCCCATGTAGAACGTTGGGAACGTCACGCTTGCGTAGGTGCTCTTGGCGCTGCCTGGGGGCATAAACACCATTAGCCTGGTCAGGTCACCGTCGGCCACTTGCTGTAGCTTGTCGTTGAGTAGGGTGTGGTGTTGCGCGGGCGTGACGGTATCCACGTAAAACTCGGGACAGTCTTCGTCGTCGTTTAGGGGTGCGCCTGGGATGTCGATAAAACGGCAGTAGCGATCTAGCTGCGTTGCTGCCCGCCGTCTATAGAGTTCCTCGGCTAGTTTCAGTCGCTCAATGTTGGACTGCGACGACACCTAGCTTCTCGTCTAATTCTGCTAGCCGCTCGACGATCTCCTGGTCGCTCATTGTGGCGATTCTGTGGTCTAGGGTGATCGTGCCTTCGATGTTGGTGTTTGCGTGCTTTACGGGCGCGTCTAGGCCCATCAGCTTTGCTCGACGCTCGAAGACCTTGAGCATGGTGTTGAATGCGGGCACTGCTGCCACCTTGGATTCATTCCACAAACGCATTTCCACCTTGTCGAGCTTTTCTAGCTCCATGGTCTTGGTGATGATTGCGTCTGCGTCCTGGAGCGTTTTGACCTCGGTCATGGCTTTGCCGACCGTCTTGTGCGCTGCCTGGGCGCTGATATCCAGCTGCTTGCCTATGTCGGCATAACTCATGCCCAGTTTGCGTAACTCTACCGCCCTGGCTCGGTTCTCCTGGGCCTGGATTCGTCGTGCTCTTGCCTTTGCTTTTCTGTCGTCGTTATCAACCACTACGCATCAACCCCCGCGGCTACTTTGCTGAATGGCTCCCCCGTCGACTCGAGGTATGCCTCTTGCTCGGTGTATTTCATGAATCGTCTAACGATGACGTCGGTGTAGATTGGGTCCATTTCCATCAGTCTGGACTTTCTACCTATGCGCTCTGCGGCGATCAGGGTGCTTCCGCTGCCACCAAAAAGGTCTAGCACGGCGTCTCCGCGTCGACTGCTGTTCTTCAGCATGTGAACGACCAGGTTGACGGGCTTCATGGTTGGGTGCTCGCTGTTCCTGGCGGGCTTGCTCTCTCGGATTACGCTGGTGTTGAGCGCGTTCTTGAGGCTGCGGACCAGGTTCACAAGCTCGGACTTGTCCATGTCCTTGGTGTTGGGTTCGTCATCGATCACTGTTTTCTTGTCGAATTCGCCGTACCAGCAGTGTGCTGCGCCTGGCTTCCACCCGTATAAGATGGGTTCGTGCTGCCACTGGTAGTCCTGGCGTCCTAGCACCATGCTCGTTTTAACCCAGATTAGACACTGCTTAAGCTCCCAGCCGGCGTCTACCAATGCCCCGCGGAAGTTGTAGCCCTCGCTGTCGGCGTGCGCCACGTAAATGGGACCGCCTGGCTTGGTTGCCATGGCCGCGGTTGACATCGCATCAAACAAAAACTGCCTAAATTGGTCGTTGCCCATGTTGTCGTTGGCGATCTTTAGGCCGGTGCCGCCTTCGTAGTCCACGTTGTAGGGTGGGTCGGTCCAGACCATATCAATCGTTTGGGCGTCGCATAGCGTGTCCACGTCGGTCCAGACGGTGGAATCTCCGCACATCACTCGGTGTTCGCCACATAACCACACATCACCGGTCTTGCTGACCGCGTCGGGATGGACGCTGGGCGCGTCGTC